CGACGGCTCACGTGGGGAACACTGGAATTACGACCAGACCGAACATGTACGCAAACAGCACGGCTATGATTGTAATCCTACGGCGTTCTATGCGGCTATGAACATGGCATACTCGGACTACTACAACACAGCGCAGGAATTCGGACTTAACAATCCTGACTTCTACGCAAAAATAGCGCATGACTTTCTTGATGACGAAGACGCGGTTTCAAACAAGATAGCAGTCTACAGAAAGTGTATCGCAAAATAAAAAAACGGGAGCTGTAAAAAGCTCCTGTTTTTGACTGTATGGAAATTATTGTTAATGATTTGTTGTCTAACTTGTTGTCTTTTTGTTGTCTCGGGGTATTTGTAGAGAATAAAAATATTGTATTTCGCGGAAATGCAAATACAAAATTTTGTAGTATTTCGGTAGCTATTACACGAACATTCGATGTGTAATAGCAATTTTACTATAAATAAGCAACAAAAAACTCTCGATATAGCGAATATACCGAGAGTTTTGTCATCGGAGTGACTGGATTCGAACCAGCAAAAATTGTATTGACAACTCTCTTTTTCTCGTTATAGCTCACTTTTTCTATTGTTTTTCTTCGTTCACAATTTATTTTGTTGTCTTTTTTGTTGTCTCATCTAATCGAGAGAAGTAGTCATTCATTGCGTTATTGATTTCAATATCTTTTTCTTTTACCGATTCTTGGTAGTGTTTGAGCATTGAATTTGTGCTGTGTCCCATTCTTTCCATTGCGTACTTATCGGGTACTCCGAGGGCAAGCATGATTGACGCGTAGTAATGTCTCAAACCGTGGAAGGTACAGGTGAGGTTATACTTTTTTCTGACGTGCGCGTACATTTGTGTTATCTGATTGGGGTTGTACATTTTGAAATTATGTTTGTTTGAGTAAACATAAAGTCTTTCTGCCGCCCACTGTGGAATTGATATAACTCTTTTTCCCGCTTCGGTTTTCGGTTCTTTGAGTTCAAATATGTTGTTCTCGTTTCTTGTATATGCCTTGTTTACATACACAAGTCCTTTTTGATAGTCGATATCATTTTTTAAATCCAGTGCGGATATTTCCCCTCTTCTCATGCCGCACACGGAAGCGAGTATAATCGGGACTTCGCGCGGGTCTCCTTTCAACTCCGCGAACATTTTCTTTATTGTCGTTTCGTCCGGCACTTCTACGGGCTTTCGCTTCACGCTTGGCAGCAGCACAGACGGGGCATATCCTTTTCTGTACTGGCGTATTGCCGCTCCGAACAGTCCCCACCACAAAGAGACAGACTTCGGCGAGTGACCGACAGCGGCTTTGTTTATCTCCTTTTGAATCATCTCGTCTGTCACGGAGTAAAGCTTAATGTCAACCAATCCTTGAAGTGCTGTGCGCCTGTATGCCTTGTATTCGCGTATTGTCTTGGGTGAATATCCCGCTGTATCTCTTGCGGCTATATACGCGTCTACAGCGTCTCCTACGGTCATTGTGATGTTCGACGCGCTGTGTCCGTCCATTTCTTTGTCGAACTCCGACGCAAGCTTTTCTACTTCTTTTCTTGTAGGTGCGCTTAGTCTTTGATACCTCTTCTTTCCGTTCTCGTCTATCCCGGCATAAACAAGAACCGTCCATCCGTTTTTTGTTTTCTTGGGTGTTGCCATGATTTTATTCCTTTCGATTTTTGTTTCACCCATACAGTCAAGGCTATTATATCACCGGCAACTGGAAATTACAACAGCTTCGTGCCGAAAACAATAAAAATATTAGAAAAGGCAATCGAGTATTTCATCGACTGCCTTTTTCTGTTTGGAGGTGTTTTTAGTCCTTTGGCGAGTATTTTTCCGCTTGATTGATTATGACGCGTGCGTAAGTTTGGAAGTCGACCTTGTTGTCGCAAAGCTCATCCATCCAATTTGACTTAGAAGAATATTCGGGCTTGAGCTTTTTCTTCCAATACGCCTTCGAGAATTCGTATGTCTTCTCAAGCGCGTAGAGCTGCTGTGCTGTGTTCAGACTTGACCACTTGTAATTTGACGGAAGCGCGTTTGTAATCTTGTAAGCAAAGTCTCCTGTGTTTCTGATGTAGTTGTCGAATTCTTCAAGTGTCATTTCGTAATCTTCTTTATTCACACTGAACGTAGCGTTTGCTTTCGTTGTGGGTGCTTTGTAGATTGCGTTTTCGTAATTGTCGAGTTTCTCATTCTTTGCTTTTTGGTAAACACTTGTTACAAGTTTTTCGACTTTCATATTCGGAACGAAAGTGTTCAGGTCGTATTCCGCTTGCAGCGATACATACCACATATCCGTGCCTTCCACTATCTTCGCGCCATGCTCGGTGATGTACTTATTGATGTTGCTGTACGGCACACCGAACGCTTTTGCACCTGTCTGAATGGAACGAAGGTCTCTCAGCATATACGAATAGGCTTCTGTGTCTCCGGCATTGTACGCTTTCGCCATGATGTCATAGAAGTTCTTGTTCGTTCTTGCGGTTACGTTACCGAGGTTGTAGTAAACTTTGTTGAGTTCCCACTGTGCCACATAAGCCCCTGTTGCGTCGACGGCTGTTCTTGCTATAGCTGACAAATCTCTTTTAAGAGTAGAACCGGGGATGCCGAGAATCTGTGCCAATGAAGCTATCATGTCGGTGGCGTAGTTCGCCTTTGTTTTTTGGTTTTCATAGTCTTCTTTGGAAAGACTGTTGAAAAAGTACATACCGTTTCCTACTAAGTCGGCTACAGGTTGTAAATCCATTCGCTCTGGGTCAAAATTGTTAAACTTGTTTGCGATTGTATCATAAATTTGAGCGATATACGGGACTGCAAATAAACCGTCAGCGACGTTAGAAGAGAATATGTCCGTCCATTTTGTTTCGCCGTCGGCTTTAATGCCTATAAATCTTTCCAAAAATTTCTTTGCGAAGTCTTCGGGGTCTTTGGGTGAATCGTGTCTCCACATACCGATGAGAGATGAGACTATAGGCTCAAGTAACAGGTTCGAGATAACATAGCAGCCGATAGCGTTTGTTAATTGTTTTTTCGCTCCTGCTTTGCCGTTTCTGACGTTTTCCGCCGCTGAGATGAGTGCCGCTGCTGTCTTTACAGGTTCGTTCATGAACGGGTACAACGTCTTGAAAAATCTATTGGTGCTTATCGGTGCAGTGTCGAGAACCGAATCGACAACCTGTGTCTTGCCGATAATCTCATTGAACTTGTCTGCGACGTGTCTGTTAAATTCATCGGTAGACAATGTATTGCCGTATTTTGCCTTAGCTTCAAGTTCACACGCTTTCCACATACGCACCCATGTGATTTCATCGGCAAACTCGGCGGGTCTCATTGCAATGTCTTCGGCTGACTGCTTAATATATTTGGCTTTATTATAAGCAGACTTGAGACTTTGCTCGTCATAGGTTTCTCGTGTGGTAGTTCCTATTCCCGTGTCCGAATATCCCAGTGACTTAATCACGGCAATACCGGAGTATTCGTTCATGGTGTTCAGGATTCTGTTGTATTCCTTGCCTTGCTTAACTATGTTGTTTACGCCTGGTCTTATTTGGGCATAAGCGGCGAGGGTGTATTTGGGGTCTATAACGAGCCACGACCTCACGAGAGACAACGGCTGCTTCAATGCTGTCGAGATGTTAGCCGAAACTGCCGCTTTCTTCGCATTGTTGGAGATGAAATTGAGAACCTTGTTTGCGTTCTCTCCTGTGGTGCGCTTTGGTTCGTTTCCGTTAATTTTGTCGATGAAGTCCTGCATATACTTTACGCCATTGTTACCGTATGCTGAACTTAGCGCACGCTTTAATCCGTTGGCGTTGAAGGCTCTTTCCATGCTGTTGTTGAGCGGCGCATATGCTGAATAAGCGGACATATCGTTTACGTGCCTGTCTGCTATATCAAACACGTCTCCAATGACTACAGCGGCGTTAGCGTTTTTGTTGAGCTTGTGGGTGAACGATGAGTTCTCTATGGTATGCGTATCTGCGAGGTTTGAGAAGTTTGTGTCCCGCAGTTCGCTTGGTGTGCGAATCGGGAAGTAGTTGCTGTCTTCATAAAGCCTGATTCCGTAGAGCTGCATTGAAGCTTCATTGCCCCATTCCGAACAGTTTTCCGATAAGAACTTTCCTATGCCGTCTGCTATTCTCTTGTCATCCGCCGTCAGCTTTTCCATGAGTGTGTTATATGTTGCTTCGTCGATAACGTAAACTTTGCTTGTCTCGTTGTTTGCGTTTGTGAATGCTGCTCCGCCGTTTTCAAGGTGTCTGCGACCTGCCGCTCTCTTCCATGTGAGATACAAAGACATGAGCTGATTTTTCGATACTTTTACGTCGTTGCCATGAATCTTCACATCAATCAGGTTCTTTTTCGCCTGTGTGCTTCCGGCGATGGTGCTGTAATTGTCGCCTAAAAGTTCGGACATATACTCTCCGTACTCCTGCTTCATCTTCACCTGACGCGTTTGAGCGTTTCTGTACCAGCTTGATATTTCCTTGCCGGGTTCTCCCATCGTCGAGAAGAACAAGTCCGCTGACATGAAACTGTAGCCTACTCCGTCAAGCAGCTTTTTGAACTGGCTTCGCTCAAATCCGGTCTCACCGATACGTGTTTTGTGACCGGAAAGTTCGTCAATCCAGCTCTTCGCAAAGGTTTCGGCTTCGACTTTCCTTGTTCCCGTGAAGAAGTCATTTGACTGCTTGACGAGGTAGTTCACCATTCTTGTAAGGTCTGTGACAGTTCTGATATAATCGGCATTATTAGAAGAATCAATTCCGCTGTTTGGGCTTTCGTTAGCAAGCTCGGTTAATTTGTCAAGTTCAAATTTCAGTGCTTCTATCTGTCTTGTAGACCTACCCTGATACAGTTCCGAATCAGTTGTGAATTTGCCTGACAAAGTGTTGATGACCTTAGAAGCGGCACTGTTTATTCTTTCTTGCTCCGATTGAAGTGTCTCCGTTATTTCTTGAGAATTTACGGTTTTGCCGTTCAAGAGCTTTGTGTTGTTCAAAGATGTGAGGTAACTGCCGACTGCCGCTCTGAGATTCTGCGGAATGTGCTTCTGCTTAGTGGGATTTGTAAACAACTCATGCAACCTGCCTATTTCCTTGAGAGCTGTCTTTTGAGCCATGTTTACATTTTTTCTTTCCACCTTGTTTGTCAAGCGTTCGATTTTTCTGTTTGCTTGTTGCAGCTGCTTTTGTTCTTCGCTGATTTGGCGCGTGAAATCTCCGTACATTTTAGTCAGTTCGGCTTGATTCCAGTCCATAGTTACTTTAAGCGTGGTTTTTGCGTCGGCGGCTTCTCCCCTTGCTGCGTTGGCTTCTTCTGCAAGGCGTTTGTTTTCGTTCCGCAGTGATTTGTTTTCTGCCGCAACTGTAGGCTTGGCGTTTTCAAGGTATGCTGCTACAAGAGCGTCCGCTATAGAGTTTACTGTTGCGGTATCTTCGCCTTCCGAGAATATGTCTGTGTTTTCAGAACTCATGTCGTAATACGGATGACCGGGGGTTTTCTTTAGCGAAGACTGAACCTCGTATATCTGCTCCATCATCTCACTTGGGTTTGTGGTGCTTTCGTTGAAAAAGTAAGGATAGAGGTTGCACAGTTCGCCCCACAGCTCGTCTACTGCCATACCGTCGTTAACGCGGAGCTTTAATGTTCCTCTTGCTCTCTTGTAGAAGTCACTGTATGCTTCTTTGCCGAAGTCGTCTTTTACAGCGTCGGTCATCTTGAATTTAAGGCTCTTGATGTGGTTATATGCATCGTTGAACTCATCATACAGCGGGTTTGTGTTTTCTATGCGGAACTCGTTGTAGAGGTTCTGAGCCGTGACATTTGCCATTTGACGGACTTCATCTCTGTATGCGGCGGGTGTTGTTGCCTTTGGGTGTTCGATAACCTCAAAGAACTTTGTGAGCTGTTCGTTTACCTGAGCTGTCGATACGCCGGGCATACCTGACGCTATTTTCTTCGCTACTGCGGCTTTTGCTGTCGGAGAAACGGCTTTTGCTTTTCCTCCGAGCGGTGCGGTTGAGACAAGCTGCCTTTCGAGATATGCCGCCCTTTCTGCTTCGCGGACTTTCTTCTTTTCCTCTGCCGTCATGAGCTCTTTGGAATAGCGTATGTCTTTGTTGTCTTTATCGAATGTGCCTATGTTGTCGGTTGCTGATTTAATTTGTTCAGGAGTGAATGCTACGTAATAGTCTGTGTTGTCAGTGTTATATGCAATGCCGTCGTAGCCTGTTGAATCCTTGAGCATTTCGAGGTATGCTTCCGTCACGTCTTTGTTTCCGGCGGCAATACCGTTGAGGAAGCCCTTGATTAATTCAGCGTCGTTTGAACCGTAGTCGAAATCGGTAAGCTCATACTCTTTGTTGATGTCATTGCCTTTCCATTCGCCGTCAATGTATTCGTCGCGGTGCTCTATTGCAAAGTCAAGGAACTTTTCCCAGTCTTTACGGGATATTTCCATTACTTCCGCGCTTGCAGGTTTCTTGATGTCGAGGTATGCTTCAATAACTCTGTCACCGTATCTTTCGGCAGAGGACTTGTTATCGACAAAGTAATATCCTACACCGAGTTTATCTCCGTTCTTTCCGCGATTTGCAAGAGAGAATGTCCAAAAGTCGGCGTTTGTTCCGTGATATACAACTTTAGGTGTGCCGTCTGCATTTACGACTTTGCTTGAAGTTTCGGGATGTGTCTCCCAGTTTCCGAACCAACGCTTGAATTGTTGCGTTTTTGTTACATTTTCGATTTTTATATTGACAGGCGAGCCGGAATCGCGTATACTATGAACATAGCCATCTACTAAGCTCATAACCCTGGGGAATTGTACCCCAGACGACCTGAGGCACTGGATGGCTTTATTTTTGTCCAAATAGTACACTGACACATCACCATTTGATTCTTTTGCCAATGCTTTGTTAAGCATATTTGCTGCGTTTTTGCGTGTGTGAAGCGTAGTAATCGCATTGCTGTCTATGTTTTCACCGTTCAACTTACCTGTTCCGTCAATTTCGACTGCCGCAAACATAGGCTTGTTATTGTAAGACAAATCGAGAATTGCGACTACGCTTGAATCCGGTCTTGTGCTTGAAGCAAATATTGCTACCGGAGATTCAAGAGCTTTCGGTATCTGCTTTAGGTTTGCTTCGCCGAAATCATGGTCTTGCACATTGCCTTTCAGAATATCGGATAGATGTCCGGTTCCGTATGTCATAGGTAGAGGATTCAGCCCTATCTTAGTGAAAACCTCCGGCGTTTTGCCGACGACAAGAGTATCATATTTTTGGATGATTCCGTTTTTATAGTCTTCGATTTGCTCCGAGAAAGACTTGGAGTAGTCATATTTGGTGAGATTTTTAGAATACCTAACTGCATTTCCGGGTGACAGTTCCCATGCGGCTTTAGGCAGATTTTCTTTGGGGTCTGTCGCTGTTATTAGTTTTCCCTTTCTATCAACGATGTTAAAATACTGCTCGATTTCAGAGACGTAATCAGCAGTTTTTTTGTTGTTCTGCCAACCTGATGATGTTTCTTTGCCTGTGCCGCTTCCGTCTCCTTCATATACCATGAAGTAGGCAGTTCCGTCTTGCTTGATGGATTTTGCGGTTTCGAGGATAACATTTGCTCTTGCGTCTGCTTCTTTGATAACGTTGAGGACGTTTGCACAGGTAGCTGTATCGGCTCTGTTGCCATAGCGAAGATAATCAAGAGTTGCTTTATTTACCTCTTCGCTTCTGTTGTACGGGTCAAACAACATGTTTTTTGTGCCGTTTTCGCGCAGGAAATCTGTGGCAAGGTCAAAACGTCCGCCGCCTATATCAATATTGGTTTCTCCGAACTTGACATTCGGATTTTTGAAAAGAGCGGGGACTTGTTTAATTGAAGTTTTCCATGAAGATATCGACTGCGCAACGGGTGTGTCGTTTTCTGTATCAAGCTGCTTCGAGAATCTTACGTCGGACAGCGTGTTCAGAACTTTTAGCCTGTCCGCTTCGTTGCCGTTTTCGTATGTTTTGGTTTCTATTCCGGCGTTATTCAGTGCTGTTGTAACATCGGAGTTTATGTCTGACGGAACTATGGCATATTTGACCTCGTCAAGACCTACCACTCTTTCAGGCTTTGCTTCAAAGATGTCAACGGGAGCGGACTTGATATCGTCTACAAGTGCCTTGAAGTCTGCCGCTACGGCCGGAGTGAGTTTATACTGGGTGAGAACTTTTTTGATGTTGGCTTCGGTGTTGTTTCTTGAAGCTTCCGCGAGAACAGAACCTATTCTGTCCTGTTCGATGAAACGGTTGTCGATTCCGCTCTCCGCATCCATTATTCTGTTTATGATAGCGGACAAACGATTGTCGAATTCATCCCATGCCGCTTTTGCTTCTTCCGGAGTTCTATGGGCAAGTCTGCCTTTATCAGCTCTTATCTCGTCGAGAGAACTGTACTCTGTTGCGCTCTCTGCGCGTATTGTCTTTGAGCCGACAAATATTGACGTTGCGTTTTTGGTGTTGCCGTCTCCTTGTGACTTCATCGAGAGAACTATATTATCAAGCGTAACGGGATAATGTGTTGCAGAGAAGGGTCGTTGATTGCCGTTGCGTGTATACGGGTCTTTGCCGTTTGAAACGCCTGACTTTTTTTCGCCGCCGTCAAAAAGACTGTGAAGCCATTTCAAGTAATCCTCTTGATTTACAGCTTCTTTAATAGCGTTGTTGGTAGCTTCTGTGTCTACTTCTGATTTTACGGTTTCAGCACCATTCGCAAGGTAATTACGTGCTTTAACCATCTGAGAAAGCAGCTGCGCTTTAGTCATATTGTCTATCGCGTTTTGTGCTTCTTCTGAGGTAAGTCCCGACTGCATTAAATAATCGGCGTATGCGGCTTTGAAAGCATCTCCGTGTTCGCTCATCCATCTCTTGCGTGCGCTTATGGGAGATTCATTGGCTTGCGGACGCATTTCATTTACAGTATCTGCACCGAGCTTATCAATAATGAATTCAGACTGTTCTACCTGCTCTGACGGAAGTGTAGTTTTTGTTTCTTTGACAACAGAATCAACAGTTTTTCCTTGTGTGTCGGCGAGATAAACCTGCATCATCTGCGGATTGTTGCTTTGCTTTGAGATTATACCGTCAACACCGCCGTCTGTATTGAGCTGCTCTTCAAAGTAATTTCCGTAAGGATATAAAGCGGAGATTTTTTCATGACCGAACTTTCCGTAAAGCTCATAATATTTGTCGCGCAGCTTATCCGTGACTTTGCTGTTTGCTTCGTATTCTATTTTGGGGAATGTCGGTGTCCATGCATCAGCCGAATAAACCTTGTTGTCCGGGTTTGCGGGGTTGATTGTATCGGAAGCGAATACAAGAGAGATATCTCCGAAATTGGAATGACCCACATCGCTTCTTGCAATTGCAATAGACGGCATAGCAAATCCACCGAGTTCATATGATTTCATGAAACTGTCTGCTGTGAGATTGTGAATTGCGAAAAGTCCGTTGGATTCATCTACATTCAGCTCCATAGAGAACTTTCTTCCGTCGGGAGTGTTTCCTATTTTGGAGTTGCCGTTTTTAATCTGTTGCTGAATAGCCTTGAAAGAGCCTGTGTTTTCTACCTTTGCGTCGATTTCGTTTCCGAGAATTTCTCTTATTTTGTCGGCGGCTTTCTGATATTCTCTTGCTTCGGTTTTGCCGGTTATCTTTGCAATGAAGTCTTCAATCTTGTCAAGAATACGCTTCCAAAGAGGGCGATTGTCTTTAATCAGCTGAGACAGAATGTCCTCGTTTTTTTCTTGATTGAGGAATTCCATCACGTAAGCCGCTGTATCTTCGTTTACGTACTCGTCGACTATGTTATTGTATTCTTCTGCATGAGACGCTTTGAACTCGTCTGCAACTATTTTGGCGGCATCTGCTTCTGATTTGCCCATTCCGACAAGCACCTTGTAGCGCGAGAGGTTTGTTGAGGTTGCAATGTATTCGTTTATCTCATCGGCGTAGTTTTCTTTCACAAGGCGCGTGAGATTGTCGACGGTGGTTGTGGTTGTTCCGTCAGCAAGCTTTATTTCCTTGTTGAAGACTTTTGATTCACTTGCGGCTTTCAGAATGTCACCCACAAGAGAATTGTCGGCTTTTGCTGCGTGGTGGGTAAATTCATGGACGATTTTAGAGCCGATTATTGCCTTGCCGTCTGCGTAGGGAGAAACATATATCCTTCCTGTGCCACGGTTATAATGAGCCATTCCCCACACGGATTTACCGTCATCCGTCAACGGAGTAATGCTTTCGTCTATTTCAACATTCTTTACACCATACTCTTTGAGAAGCGTTTCTATTCTCTTTATGTTCTTTTCGAGAAGAGGTTTGTTTGCTTTTCTGATTTCACTATCAAGTGCGCGGATATATTCTTTTGTAGAAGCGTCTGCATTAGAACCTCCGCTTTTTGCGTAAACATCATGGACATAGTCTACAGCACTTCTGACATTGCCGTGAGCCTTGATAATGTTCTCTGCTGTCTCCTTTATGTTCCTGCCTTCGTAAGTGCTACGGATATTCTCTGCGGTTTCTGAATGGTATGCGCTGTTGCTGACGCGCTCTGTGGTATTTGTTTGGGTTTGCTGTGCTTCGGCTGTCGCATTCGCCGATGTATCTGTGGCTGTGGATTGAGTATTGACTTCCTGCTTTACGTTTTGATTTGTCATTGTTTCTGTATTTTCATCGAGCTTGAGACGGGCGTTAATCTCGCTTCTTTTGGAACGGAGATTTTCGCTGATACTCTTGAGCTGCGGAATTACAGTGTTTGTGTATTCAAGTGCTTCGTTGGCTTTTTGTTTTTGAACTGCCGCTGCCTGCGCGTCTTCCGATATCTGACTGTCCTGCATAGAAGCAATACTTTCAGCTGTTTTTGCCACTTGATTCTGTTCTGTTATGAGTTCGTTTACATAGTCGACGGTATTGTTTACGGCGTTATTACTGTTTCCGCCATATCCGGATTCTTTGACTGCATTGACAAGTTCCGAGAGAGATTCTGCATCGCTTGTCTTATGCATTCTGATTATTTCCTGCGTTTTCTCCAAAACTGACTGATTGTTTTTTACTATGTTTGCGTAGTTCTCGTTCAGCTTTTTCTTTACCGCTTCTGCGCCGCGTTTTATATATTCGGCATTTGCTTTGTCGGCTGTTTCTGTTTCGGAATCCGCTATGACCTCATCAGCTCCTTTTGAAATTTGGTCGGCTATATCGGTAATAATTTTTGCGTCCTGCTCCGAGCTGACTTTGCTTGCCGCTATGGAAAGACTGTTGACGGTATCATATGAAGACTTGTTGACCTGGTATCTTGAATATGCCTTGCCGGGAGATAGTACGAGCGAGTTAAGACCGCCGAGAACACCTTCATAAACTGCACCCTCTACATCAAATTCTGCGTCGGGGTTATAGGTTACGCGCTTGTTGATTGTGGTGATGTAGTTCTGGGCAGATTCCTGCATACCTTCTTCAAGCATATCAAGCCCCGTTTCCACCATTGTTTTGGCAAGAGGGGTTCTTACAATATGTGATGCAAGGTTTGAAATGGGCTTATCAAGAAGTCCGCCTGTTGCTCCACTTACACCTCCGAGAACCGTGTCCATTACGCCTTGGTTCACACCTTCGAGCATTGCGTATTGTACCGCTTCTTCATCTGTTGCGCCCTCTTTTTTAGCTTCGTCGTAAGAATCTGACATTGACTGTATACCGAGAGTTGCACCACTGATATAATTGGCGTAAGGAGCGGCGGCAGTGCCACGTGAAGCCACCGAAACAGCGATAGCCGGCATATTGTAGGCTGTGTTTGTTAATAAACCCTTTGTTATTTGTGTAGGAGAATATTGCGGTTTTGCCGATTGGACAGGGTGAGTGCGTTCTATTTCTTCTTGAATTACGTCTTTTTGATATTCTGGCGTGTGTGTGTTTTTGTATTCCGCAAATCCTTTATTGTATGGGGTGGAATTAAACACGGAAGCTGCTTTGGCTACGTTTGAAATTGGGTTTATTTTGTTCCAAACTTTCTTTAAATTTTCAAGGTGTTCTCCCTCTTGCAGTTGTTCGTCTGGTGTTCCGTATGGATTCTCTCTATTTTTTTCAAATGCGGCTACTATTTTGTCCTTTGTATATTTTGCATCATCCTTGATTATGTCTTGTGCTTCCTTGTCGCCTGATATGGCTTTTGCTGTGTTTTTGATGACTTCCAGAGCACCTGCTCCGAATGCATTCCCACTATAAGCGACGTTTTCAATTCCGCCACGTCCATAATTTTGTTCGCTTTCAAAGATATAATTTAACCAGTCCGAGACGGGGTTAATGTCTGTAACGACGGGGTGGTTTTGTTTTGCGTTTTCAATGCTCTTCTGCCGTGCGGCTCTTTTGTCTGCTTCTTCTCTTTCGGATTCCATGAACCTTGCTATCTTTGTTGCTTCGGCAATGGCGTTTCTTTCCGAGTTGTTTATTTCCAATGGAAGTCTTGAAGAAGTAGCGGAATTCACGGCTGACTTTACTTCCGCACCTATAGCCTTTCTCTGTGCATTGAGCGCATTTACATAGTCGTTTTTGCTGATTATACCGCTTGATTTTTGTAAATTTTGTAAATAGTTGTTCAGACTTTCGCCGAGATTGTGGTATCTTTGCACCGAAGAAGAGTTTGACAATGCGCTTGATGCATTGTTGCTGTCAGTTTCTTTCTTCTTAGAGTTTTTCTCTTTATAGTTTTTAACGAGTTCGCCAAGTTCGCCGAGTTCGGAAAGCTTGTATTTTTTTTTTGCCATATAATTACCTCATTCAGTTATTTTCTTATACCGATTGACGGGTCGTCGCTTGATATTCCGTACTGGCTCATATATTGATTCAGTTTGTACCTCGGAATAGTTCTGCCCTGTATGTTTACTTCATCAAATAATTTCGGCTTTCCGTTGTCACCTTTCCAGTAATTGATTTCTCTTCTTACTTCACTCGCCGGAAATCCTAAGTTGATTAAGTAATCTCTCAAAGTGTCATAGCTTGTTACACCGGCGGGAGCGTTTCCGCTCTCTATACTATAGATAGTACTTGCTATAATATCTTCGGCTGTCATTTCATCTGCAGTAGAAGTGACAGTGCCGTCGTCATCTATGCTGTAACCGAGCTGTTTAAGAAGCTGTTTAACGTTACTGCTTACTTTATCCGCGTCTACTTTGTACTTTGTTCCCTCAAGCGTTCTGTCAGACGCGTACTTGTCGGCTTCTGCCGCTATTCTTGCCGCTTCAAGGTCTGCTGCCGTTGCCTGTCTGCCGGTAGTTGCTTCAAGCTCTGCTATATATCTCTGCAAGTCGGAGTTCATCTGCGCCTGTTTCAGCGTGGTGTCGTTGTTCTCCTTGTTCATAGCGGCTTCGATATCGGTCACATACTGATTGATTCTGTTCTGCTGTTCCTGCTGTGCGAGTGCTGTTGCGTTATTTACTGCGTTCTGTCTCTCGGCTGAATCCGTTGCGTAGATATTCGCGCCTGTTGCGAGGTTGTTTGAGTTTATCGTACCCATATTGCCGAGGTGTCCCGTCATGCTGTCGTAGAGTGCCTGCCAGTTGCCTTGGTTCTGATTAGCCTGCGCGAGGGCAGCGTTCATTCCGGCGTTAGTGAACGCAAGCTGCTGTCTGTTGGCGTTTGCTGCTGCGTACGAATCTATATTACCGCCGTTTGTTGCGCCTGTGTCTGCGTATTCACCCTGCGCGGCGTTATAGCCTTTGAGCTTATACTCGTTCATAATCGGCTCATAATAGCTCTGCTTGGTTACATCGAAGTTGTTGAGGTAGTCGAGTTGGTTCTTGCCGGTATTATAGTGGTCTGTGTTAAGTCCGCCGATAACATTTCCGTTGCTGTCGTACTTCAGTTCTCCGTTCAGAAGGTTATCGGTATTGGTGAACGAGTTCAGTATTCTGTTCACGGTATCTGACGGTTGGGGATTCTGCGCGTTATTAATCGTTGTTGCGGCGAGGTCGGAATAGAAGTCCTCATAGTCCGGCGTGGGTGAATATCTCTTTAAGATATCTACGGCTTGGTCGTAGTCCACTGCGTGAAGCTCATCCGCTACGCTCCCCATGCCGTTTCTTACAAGGTTATCGTAATACTGCTTTGCCTGTTCGTTATATGAGCGGTAATTCGGGTCGCCTGTCGCTTTGCCTTGGTTGTATCTCGACTTCATGTTGACTACTCCCGCTACATCATCGTAGGGGTTATACTTTTTTTGTTGTGCCATCAAAGACCTCCGTATAAAATTATTAATTTGATGTTGCTTTATTATATCACAAAACTATTAAGCAATTGTTTCTAAAATACTACAATATACCACTTAAAAGACGTGAGTTTATGAAATATTTCTAAATTCATTAATATTTTGTATGTTGCGATATATAGAAAAAGAACCGAAACTAATCGGCTCTTCTCTTTCTATTCCTTTTTGCGCAGGTATTGTGCGTTTTTTTGTATTCTGTGCCAGTGTTCCGAAAACCATGCGTCGAACAACGGACACTGCACGGTGCATATACAAGCGTTCGCTTTCTCGCTGTCTCCTTTGAAGCGGCAGTTTTCTCTTCCGCACGGATAGTCGGGGAACACGCTCTTCATATGCTCGCACGTTTCTATGCACTCTATCATATGCACCTCGCTTATATACGTTTCCAGTAGTCGGAAAGAGAAACGATGTAATCCCATTTGTCTATATACTGATGATAAACACTACTGATTTCGCCTATGCTTATTTGCGTATTGTGAATCACTTTAACGCTCGGTACTATATATACCCTGTCCACTTCCTTATCATCGTCAAGTGTTAACAGAATGTATATGTCACAAGTTGCGGATTTCTTTTCCAAATTAAATGCATAAAAATTGCCGTGCGATTGTTTATATAATGCGCTTGTTTTAACGTCAATTTTTACACTTTTATCAACCAAAATGTCGTAAGGAAAGTTTTGCGACATCCTTTCCACATGGAAGCCTCGCGACTGTAATGCTCTTACTGCATATTCTTCGCCTTTTTTCCCTGTTAGTGTTTGGCTTGGCTTTATATCTAAATTCATTTCTTTAGCTAATCCCCACCATCCACCTTTTCTCTTGGTAATTCTTTGAGACAGTGCTTTACTTCCATATACTAAGTTACACTCGTTGGATGTTGGCATTCTTGAAATCCCGAGCGCCGTCATAACTTTCATCAGTTCATCTTTGACAATTTCGTCGTTCCACTTTCTTCCTTTGCCGTTATACCCCATAAGTTTTTTCCTCGCTTTTCTCGTCTTTTGTATGGGAGACGTAACCCTCAATTAAAAGGCAGTTCTTCCGAATCGGGGTTTATGTCCTCGAACACGGGTGCGGTGGCAGCTGTTTTCGGTTGGGTGTATGCGTCGGGAATGTAGCTTGACTGCGGAGCGGCTTGCGGCATTTCCGACTTTGCATCAACAAAATGTGCTTCGTCAGCGACAATATCTGTAGCAAAACGCTTCTGTCCCTGCTGGTCTGTCCATGTTCTTGTCTGAAGGGTTCCCACCACGCAGATGGAACTTGCTTTTCTGAAATAGCGCGTGATGAATTCAGCCGTCTGTCTCCATGCGGTTATGTTGAAGAAGTCCGCTTTAGTTTTCTCTCCGTCTTTGCCGGAGTAACGTCTGTTGACCGCAACGGTAAATGATGTTACGGAAATACCGGACGGTGTGGTTTTCAGCTCGGGGTCTGCCGTCAAACGTCCTCCAAGGATAACGCGGTTAAAGTTAAAGTTTGCGATAAGTCAACACTTCCTTTCAATTTCGACTTTACTCTTCAATGTTGTTCAACACTTCTTTAATTCCGAACAGTGCTCCGTAGCCTTCGCCGTCTCCCGAGGTTATGATTGTTTTTACCGAGCCGTTGATTGCCTTTACTGCTTCTTTCTGAACATCAAGTTCCTTATCGCGGAAGTATTCATCTGTAAAGGATTTCTGTTTTTCGAGTTCGGCTTCCTTTTCGAGCTTCGCCTGTTCAACCTTTGAAGCGGCTATTTTAAGCTCTGCTTCCTGTGCGGCTAAGTTGGCTTCTGCTTCTCTTGTGATTTCGTAGGCTTTTGCGTCCGCTTCTGTCTGTCTCTGAAGAAGTTCCTTTTCAGACTGAGCTTTCTGCGCATCGACTATCTGCTGATTGATTTCATCCTGCTTATCTCTTTCAAGCTTTGCAAGTTCGACTTCGTTCTGCGCTTCTGTCTTTCTGTCAATTTTTTCCGCTATATCTGTCGGGAGAATCAGAGTGCCGATTTCAAGTCTGACAAGCTCTACGCCGTAGGTTTCGACAAGATTCTTACTGAGGACTTCGAAAACCTGATTTTGGATATCGCTTCGGCTTGCCTGTACATCGTAAACGGAATAGTTCTGAGTTACGGTTGACAGCTTACCTTTTGTAAGACCGTAGATGTCGTTGTCGATAATTGAATCAAACGACTTTGTACCGAACGATTTTATAATTTTTTCGATATCTATCGGACGAACGCTTATATAGATATCCGCGTCGATATTCTTACCTTCCTGAGATGCTATCTGCATTGACATATCTTTCTTATTGTCGCCCTCGCCGATGTTTGTCCAGTTTTTCGAGACAATTGTTGTAGGATATGTAATGACTTCCTGTGTGAAGGGGTTGATTGAGATTCTGCCTGTACGCTCGGTATTAAGAACTGATGTGCCGGGAATTACGTTATCTTCTGCCGTTGCCGTTCTGTCGTAGACGTAGCCGACATATCCGGCGGGGATGGTTTCATGTGTTACTGCGTAGCCGACTATACAAGCAACTGCTACGCATACAGTAACTATTACACCTATAATCTGTTTCATTTTTCGTTATCTCCTTTATCGTTTAAGTTTTTGAAAAAGTTTATTATGTTTTCTCCCTCGAACAAACCGAGAGAAACTGCGGCTATAATTATGACGATAATTCCTCTTATTGGCATAATTTATCTCCTACATTCTCAGTAATAATGTAGCGGCTATGACTTGCAATGCAACAAAAGCGTAAATCACAAACAGTGTTCTTGGCTTCGCGTTTTTTGCGCACTTCACGCCTTTTGCCCTAAGAACTTCAACTGCGCCGTAAATAAGTATAGCGCACAAATACAGCATTATCGCTACAATGATTTTAATTATCTGCATTGGTTCACCTCAATCAAACGCCGCCACGGAATTCGATATCCGTTGCGCAAGCCATATAGCCTATAGCGTCAATAAAGCTGTCGTAGCTCTGGAAATAGCTTGTCTCCATTCGACCGAGCTTGAACAGCACCATCATTATGGCTACGTCTCGCGCTTCTATATGGAAACCGATATCAGGCACGAGACAATTATGCTCGAGGTATGTTCGCCAGTATTCGGACACTGCTTTGAAGCTGTCTTCGGGTTCGCCGTACTGCTCGTTGCGGTCGTTGCAGATTATCTTCTTTACTTCGCTAAGGATTGCTTCGCGGTTTTCTTTGCTCATATTTGCTTCATTTCATCCTTTCTATCGCAACTAATATGTAGTCCTCATCGTGGCAATTGAGTTCTAACCGTTGCACATATTTTTTACTATCATCTTCAAAAAATAGTCCTTTGAGCGAATCAATAATGAGTTTTGCGTAAGTTGAATCATTGTCGATGTCCAACCTATCGTTAAACCATAACTTCACTCCAACAGGGACATTGAACTTTGAAATCGAAACATTTTGTTTCAAAAGTTCGCTTTGTACAAGCTTGTGCCAATACTCCGCGTCCTTTTTGCGTACCGCCCAATGCTTTCCCGCGTAGTATGCGTTCAGTCCGTAACGTCTGTTCCATGCGGTCTTTCCGGCTTTGGTCGGCGGGTAGTCGATTTTAAACATTACCGTTTTCGTCGTTATCACCTCCACTCACACACTCGTCACCTCCGCAGAAGTGAAGATAATCGGTATCGTACATTCTCCCGCAGTCAGGGCAATTAACGACCTGCGGCAAGCGTGAGAGAATATACCGCGCATTGTTTATAGCTTCAAGTTCCTCCCACATTTCCTTGTCGGTTTTTCCCTTGCTGAGGAAAAGCTGCTGATTCCGCCCGACATAGCGTTGCATGGCTCTGTCTAAGATTTTTATAATTCCATCCCTTGTCATTATCTCTCCCTCCAGTACGCTTCTATTGATGCTCTAAAGCCGTTGTTCGGCTGCTCTTTGCTGTCGGCGTGATTAAGATTGTCAAGGCATTTTTTAAAACACTCTTCACAAATCGTTCTTCCGTCAACAGGCGGTCTTTTCCCACACAGCTTGCACAGTTTTACGCCGTCCATCAGTTCGCGCGGAGTAAATCTTTCCGTTTTGCGGCTGTATTCGCGGTTCTTCTTCGTTCGTTCTATCCGACACTCCATGCAGGATTTATAACCTTTGTCCGCGGGCTTCTTTCCGCAGTAGATACACACTCCGTCCTCTCTTCGCCGCGCAAGCATTTTCTTCTTCAGCTCACACTGCCGTTTCTTCTGCTCCGGCGTAAACTCCCTCGGCGAGGTAAAGGTATCGTTGATGCAGTCGGGATAGGGGCAGTTGAAGCAGTCGCTTATTTTGCAGTGCATTCGTTCTTTGCAATCCTTTCTTTGCAGTCAATCACCAAAAAGGGAAGTGCTTCGGCGAACACATTCAGCAAGTCAAATTCTTCTTCTTTGCGTACAAGCATCGCGTGGATGTACAAACTCCGTCTTGCAAGTTCGAAAAATCCGCTGAGGTTGCAGTCTTTTCTTGCGCAGTTCATGCATGGGGATTCTCCCGCAAGTTCTTCCGCTTCTGTCGACGTAATGAACAATAGTCCGCACTTTTTTAGAAGTTCATCGGATGTTGTTCTCATTTAATCAACCTCCGCAAGCCAGTATTCACGTTTGCAGAATACACACATATTAAGAGTGCCAGGTGTCACTTTAGGGCATTTTTGTAATACATCAACCTTGCTCGGGCATATATCAATCGTATCATGACTGAATGGCGCATTCGGGAACATCTTCAAAAATTCGCTTTCTCTCGTCTTGACAGGGTGTTCCGCAGCCCATTTCTCCACAGCGGCAACAATTTCTTCGGGATGCGCAACGCATTGTAGCTTGCAATAGTTATACTTTTGATATACAACACAAGAGGTGCAACCGTTTTTGTTGCTGTTGCATATTCGTCTTACTGTTTTCAAAAATTCAACCGCGTCCATAGTGTTTCTCCTTAGATTTTAAATATGCCTCCATGTATGCCGTTTCCATTGCTCGCGCGTTTGCTTCGGCGGTTTTGGCATAGTGAATTTCAGAAGAGCAGTACATACATTTCGGCAAAGTCTCCACCCAAGTAAAGCTTATGCCGCGTACCGTCATTTCTCTCGGGTGGTGTGCCACGACAAACGGTCTTACAGCGTGACAATTAGGGCAGTACGTTATACCGCCGTATTTGTCGAGGTTTATAATCCGAAACCAGTGGATTCGCCGCCAACTGCTCCGATAACTCTCGGAGGTCGCCCGATAACTGCTCAAATTGTATTTTGCGGAGCGGTTTGTATCGTCAACACCGCGCTTGTTCCACTGCACACAAGCCGCAATCTCCCGTGCCTCATTACGACTAAAACGGAAACGTCCCATGAGTAATTTAATGAATTTTTTCTTTTTCATTCGCCAAAATCTCCATTATTTGAGCCAAATGCATTAAAATCTCGTCTTTGCAAAACCTTAGACGGTATCTTGTATGATAACCGACTGCCTGTCTATGATGTTTAGCCATAGCTTCATGATAATTCATAAAGATTTTTGCATCCTCTCGTGCTTCGTTGCGGCTATACCTGTGCCGCCCCATCAGCAGTTTGATATATCTTTTACGTGTCATGTTTTTCCCCTTTCGATTTATACAGCCCGCGCAACATATCGTTGCAAATAAAACGTCTTTGACAGTCTGGGCAAAAGGCTTGCTTAGTGCTGCAAAATTTTTTCTTGCGTTTTTGCTTCTTTTTGTCGTTCATTCTTCATCCTCGCTTTCGTTTCACTCCCCATAGTCGCAGAACTGTTCCGGCATAACGCCGTCTCCGCGTCCCAGCATACACCAAAGGCAGCCCTCGATGAAGCTGTCCTCGTAGCGGTCTTTGCGGTCAAGCTGTCTGTGATGGATGCAGTCTTTGCACCTCACGACTTCCACAACGTCTTTGTCCGTGTTCTCGGCGTATTCAAACACCATGTTGTACATCTCGTCGGCAACGGGATTCTCGCCTATCTCAGGCATTATCTCGCGCAACCTATACAGCAGCTCTTGTAATCTTTCGTATTCAGTCATTCCGCTTCCGTCCTTCCTAAAATACTTGCTATAACGGTGCTTTCGAGTTCCGCTTTGCTAATTTCGCCGACAACCGGCATTTCACTGATGTCTTTTACATACATTTGCGATGTTCTCAATAACCATTCTCCATTCCAAAGAGTTACGGTAATTCCGGCTCGCTTTGCAGGTTCCATTTTAGCGGAGCGAGCTGTTCCCATCGGTACAAAGTAGCAAGGACGGCTTACCCATGGATTTTTATAGATTTTCATTCCTCTTCCTCCTTGTAGACATATTCGACCGTCGCGAGCAGTTTCTTTACTTCTTCGTAGGTCTCGGTGACGGAAACAAAATCTTTGTAATCAATAAAGTATATCGAAATAGCCTTTGTCTCTGATATGCTTCTCACAACTGTTGTTATGTTCCGTGTATTAATCAGTACGGGTTCGCCGTCGTATCTGTGCAGTTCGATAAAGTTATTCATTGTTTTTCTCCTTGTTGTTATACCACTCGCAGTATTTTTCGCAGTCTTCTTTACTCTCAAATACCGTGTCATATCTCTGCGTTTCTTTAATGTTCAACTTCTCATAATCGCCTTTTTTTACCAAATAACAGCGTGTATAATCGCTGTAACTTTCGCTGTCGCCTTGTACTTTGTCGTAGTAAAACTGCACTGTATCAGGCGATTTGTTGGCGTAAATACGAGCAAGCCGCACCTCAGCAGGGTAATATATCACGTTTTTGTGGCGGCATTTGCACTGCTCACGGTATTTCGTGCCTTGCGGAGAGTAAAATGTAATATATCCGTCCTCATCGCACTTGTCACATTTCTCTTTCGGATCTTCGTATTTCCATGCCGCTCTCCATCCTACCGCACAGCATTTGGCAAGTATTTCCTGCGCTTTCTTGTTGCGGTACTTGCGTTCAATATCCGCTTCGGCTTTCGCCATCTTTGCGATTTCATCATGATACTTGCGTTCGATTTTGAGCTTGTTCTCTTTATAGTCTTTCAGCTCGCCGAGTTCCTTTTGCAGTCTTTCAATAAGTTCCTGAGTTTCACGCTTTACATCCGCTCTGAGCGCAGTTTTAAATTCCTCAACCTTCTCGTCAAATTCGGGCGTTTCACTCCAAAAATCTTCTTCATCTTCAAAATACTCTTCTTCGTAGTTATTCATCCTTGTCTGCTCCTTTCTGCTTCTATACCTTGTTCCATTCCGCAAGCGTAACCGTCGTTGTATGCATAGCGCACATCTTCTTCGGTGTATGTCAATCCTGCTTCGTAAAGCAGTCGCGCATACTTTAGCGCGGTACACTCCATCATGCGCATATACTTTTTCGGTCTGTCCTGGCAGTGTGCGCAATGCAATTCACGGCATTCTTCCCACGCTTTGCACATGATATCCATCATCATTTCTTGTTTGCGCGGAATCTCTATATCTTTGAGGTCTTCGTAATCTCTCATCGACATTTCATTCGTCCTCCATCATTCCACTATCGGGAGAAAGCAGCCGAGCCGTTTCATTTTTTCGAGGGTGTATCCGACAACTGTAAATCCTAAATCGTGTTTGAATTTGCCATCAACAAATTCATATATTTTGCCTTTTGTATAAACGCTCTCGTTGTCGCATATCCACACAGCCTTGCCAGTGTACGGCTTGTTTGCTTCGTTCTTTTTCTCGTCCTCGCCGAAAATCTTCTTCACGACAGCTTCAACGGCGGCTTTCTCGCTGTATTCGTCTTTGCTGTAGCGCGTCACGGTTGCTTCTTTTGTTGTGGTTTTGCCGTGTATGAGTTTTGCCGTAGTGGTATCGCCCTTTGAGGTGATAATCAGTTTAAATTCGGGTTCTGCGGTTTTTATGAGTTCGATATCTCTTTCTGCTACCCAACAGCCGCAGTTGTATTTGGTTCTCCCTCCACAGTTGTGGTACGATATTGGGCGGTCAAGTTCTATTGCTATATCTATTTTTTCTTTATCCGCGTCTTTGTCAAAGCATTTAATGACACCCGTCGTGCCACGTGGAATCGTAAACCTGTCTACTGCCAACTTAACTCTATCTCCAACTTCAAACTTTGCCATTACTGTTCTCCTTTCAATTTTGCGAGTTTTTCTTCGAGTTCTCGCACTCTATATTCTTTTACGCATTCTTCAAACGCTGCTTTTGTATCCGTGTAGATTTCGTCAAAGTCTTTGTAAAGTTCGTATCCGTTCTGCACAGAGAAGATATATTCCTTGTTTACGCGGTCATAGTCATATGGTTGGTATGAGAGAATCGTGTCGTTGAATCTGTCCCAAACGTCGTTGGCTTTGCCGCCGTACAGCAAGTGTGAATCGTAGTTGCCGCAGAAGTTAAGTCTGCCGCATCCGCCAGTGTTGACGAGCATATGCCACACACTGTCGCTCGGCTCGTAACGCGTTTCTGAGTTTCTTATTATAGGCTTTTTTAGGATTTTAAAGCCGAATCCGTGACCGCCGTTTAAAAAATAACCGTAGCTGTGAGAGTAAAATTCTTTAATGGGTATACCGTACATCTCGCTGATTCCCAATATATCCGCTAATTCCTCGATTCTCCATTGGGGATATTTGCTTTTGAGATACTTTGTGTTTTTGAGCGTTTCTCTCGCGAGTTCTAAGTCTTTCATATTTTCATCCTTTCTGCCGGATTCCGTCCGGCGCGGTATTTTTGCTTTTCCGTTTCGCTGCCTGTCAATGCTTTTCTCTTCCGTTCCGTTGCTGTGCCTTTCGCCGCCTGTCCATTCGATTCCTTTTCGGCGCGGTGCGAGTCCAGGCTTTTCCGTTGCGGCGCGGTGCGTTTCTTCTCAATGCGTTTCCGCTGCTAATCGTGTCGTAGCTGATCTGTTCCGTTGCGGTTATCTTCCTGTGCTGCCGAAGCCGTTTTCTCCGCGCTCTCCGCTTGCTATCTCGTCTGCTATAACTACATCGCTTGTGTCGCAGGCTGTTACCACAAGCTGTGATATCTTGTCTCCGCGATTTACCGTATAAATCTCGTGAGAATGATTGTAGAGCTTTATCTTGATACTGCCGCCGTAACCGCTGTCCACCATTCCTGTCGAGAGAATGCCGTGATTAACGTTCAGCCCACTCTTTGACCATATCTGTCCGCAGAATCCTTCGGGTATCTCTGCACACACGCCTGTGTCTATTGTCGCGCTGTCGCCTGGATAAATCGTGACCGTGACGGGGGAAAGAAGGTCTACTCCCGCGTCCTGCTTGTGCGCTCTTATTGGCGGGAACGCTCCTGCTTTAAGTTTGTAGTTCATGTATATCTCCTTACAGTGCCACTCGGGCAACTTCTTCATGATTTTTTCGTACTCGCCTATGTCAAGGTGTATCGGCGGGTTCTTTGGTTCTTTCGGCGGTTCTTTCCGGCTTACCGTTACCGCGTCTTCCTTTACAACTTCTTCGAGGTGCAGCCCGCATTTCTCAAGTTTGCCGTGCATCTCGTCCAGTTCCTTGTGCAGCTCTCTGTCGACGCGGCGGTTTCCTATCAAGAAGCGTTCGATATAGGACTTAATCTGAGGTGCGACAAGCGCGTACAGACGGTTTAATCTCTCCGCGCCGTAGTTGTGGGTGTCGTGCATGTAATTCAGCGTATACGCCGCGTAGAGCCTTACAGCGCGTCTTGCGTTTGCTTCATACCATGCCGTTCTCACGTTGTGCGACATGATTTCAAGCTGTGTGCGGTGCGCGTTTTCGCTGTACTTGTTTTCGGGGGAAAGTGCTTCAAAATCGCAGTCGGAAAAGCCTATGTTTCGGAGTTCGCGTTTTATCATGTATTCCGTCGTGTCTACTCCGTCGTCTATGAGGTCGGAGCTGTCTCCCTTGCGTCTGCCCTTGCCTTTATCGACAAACATCGCCGTCGGCATATTGGCGTTCACCATCTCCGTAAGTCCGTTACGGTTGCCGTCGTAAAACCTTTGCAGTCGCTTCTCACGGAAGCCGTAGTTCTCGGCAAGCGTTACGCCGAAAGCAACGTCAACATATTCGAGAAGCCACATGCCGTATTCGGTGGTGAGTGCATTTTCCGCCTTTTGGTACTGTATTTTCTTTACCAGGCACTTCATGTTCCCGCGTCCTCCACTATGTTGATTATCGTGTACAGCATATCGCGCCTTTTGCGGAGGTTTGCTATCTCTTCGTTTGGCGCGTTCCTTTTGCCAGAGTTTCTGAGACTGCTCTCGGTCTTTTTCAGCACCTTCCAGAGGTACGCCAGCTCTTCCGAGTAGTCGTTGTGGTATTTCGCATAGCATATCGGGCATACCTGTCTCCCTTCGGGTATCACAGCTCCGCACGATACGCATCTTTCTGCGTCAGTCATTGTTTTGCTCCTTTCGTTTTTGGTTTTGTTCTGTGCCGCTTCCGTGAGGTGTTCATCTTCTGCACACCTCTCTGATTGTTTCTGCTGATACGTAGCCGAGACGCTGGTTGTCGGTGTGCATTCCGCGACTGTCGTACTTTATGCGTACTTTCCTGCGCTTCTTTCTCGGCAGTGTGCGCTCATACGCTTCCAGCAGCTCTCTGGCGGTTGTTATAAGCACCATGAGTATCAACGCACCGAGGATAACTACGGTTGCTACAACGTCTGAGGGGACGGTATACCACCACAAGCCCATTGAGATAACGGCTACGGTGTTTGCGATACCGCTTGCCGCAATTGCGTTCTGTATCAGCCTTTGTTTCATTGCCTGTGTCCTTTCGGTTAGAAGATTGTCGGGGGAAGAATGCTCATCCAGTACTCAACATCCTTGATTTCGTAAGTTCTGTTGCCGTCAGGGAGGATTCCCCATCCGTCGTACTTTACGGAGTAGTCGGCTACCAACATGGTTCCGTCGTTTAACCAAACAAGGTATTTGCCGGATGCTTTCGGTTGGCGACTTTGGGGATTCCAAGGTGTGATTTCCTCGAATAATGTTTTGTTGTATGCCATGGTATTGTGTCCTTTCTACGGATTGTTTTGTAGTGTGTCGAGCAGTCTGTTTCTGCTCTCGTTATATTCGTTTTCGGTAAGTCTGTTGTTTGCGGGTATCGGCTTTGTTACTGTGCCGAGCAGTGCCTTGATTTCGGGCGGCGTTTCGTTGTCGAATCTCACTCTGTCGCGGATGATGCCTATCTGTTTGAGGAACTGCCCGTGAGTGACGGTGTTAAACGTATCGGTGTCAACCTGTGAAAGTTCGCGGAGAGTGTTCGGTGTTCCGAGGTATCTTTGCAGTTCGGGAGGAAGTTTCGCGAATTCCTCTTTTGCTCCGTAGTAGCCGTTCGACACTGCCGCTTTCAGCTGAGACCACAGTTCTTCGTCCGTCTTTTCTCCGGTCGCTGCTCTGCGCATTTCGCGTATCTGAGTTTTGATGTCCGCTATCGTCGGAGGAAAGCCTGTGTGCTCTTCAATGACCTTGTACAGAGCGATTTTGACAACGTTCACGTCATCTTCGCGGAACATATCGCACCACACTGATACGGTGTCCTCTGCGTCGGTTTTGCCCATCTTAGAATAGAATCCGGGATATGCGACTTTGAGAATTTTCAGCGTTGCTATTACGTCTGTTCTGTCCATCGGCTTTCTCTTTTCGCTTTTTCTTTGTCAAGTTCCTCGTTGAGGTAATTTAGAAATTCATCACCTCCCGATTTTTCGCTGCAAGTTGGTGCGGCTGATACGGTGTCGTATATGTCCTGCCAACGCCACTGGTAGAAGTATGTCGAGCCTGCAAGTATGTACTGTTCGCTCGTGCGCTTTGCGGCTATGTAGTCCTTGTACCGCCTGATACCGTCGGCTATAGTCTCGTCGGTTACTCCGGCTGCTATAGCTCTCTGATAGCTCTCAAAAGCGTTCTTTTTGCCGTTTTTCTTGGGGTATTCTGCCCATAAGGCTTCAAAACGCTCCGCTATCGTCGGTTTTCTGTGCTTAACCTCGGATTCTGGCGGTTCAAGGGGTTCAAAGCCTTCAAAGGAAATCTGCTCGTCCTCACACGCGCCCGCGCACACGCCCGTTAGTGCTTCTTCTCTTTTCTCTTCAAGAGGGGGATTATAGGGGGAGTTAATAAGGGGGTGTGGGGGAAAAGAAGAGGGGGAACAAGGGGGAGACGCTTCTCTTTTCTCTTCTTGTCTTAATCTAATATTATTTAAATCTTTTTCTAATATTAGATTAAGATTATTATAAGATTTGGAATGGAATTTTTTTTGATATTCATTGTTCCTCTTAACCTTGCTCAAGTCTGAGTAAATGCTGTGAATGATTGCTTGATTTTTCTTTGATACCGTCGGCTCATCTTCATTGTGGAGAATCGCTCTTATGAGTGTTGCAAGGTCTTTGTCATTTAACGTATCAAGCAGTGGTATCCATCTTTCGGGGATGTTCACTTCACATCATCCTCTCTCACGAGATAGAGTTTGAAGCCGAGATAGTGTATTATCTGCATTATCTCGTTGACCTTAAAATGCGCTTTGTAGCCGTTGTGAGGGAAGTTTCCGCTGATTTTATAGTGGATTGTTTTCGGCGTTATTTCGAGCAATTCCGCCATTCCGCCGTCGGTGTAGCCGCGTGTTTTCCAGTTTCTGTGCAGCTCATCTACAAGCTGTCTCTCGTCTATTATCTCCGTTGCCTTTTTCATGTATCCGTGCCTCCTTTCGTCTGCGTGATTGGATTGGGTTCTCCTGCGGCGTTGTGAGTGCTTCGTAGAGGGTATAGTTGCCGCGGCTGATTCTTCCCTGCGTCCTCTGCACGGGAACGCCGTAGAGCCTGCACCACTCTGTCAGCGTATGCCGTTCACCGTTCAGCTCGTAGAGTTTTCCGCTTCCGCGCTTAGGCATTGATTCTCTCCCTATGCTCGTGCATATAGTAAATCGTGCTGTTTGCTCCGGCGTTTTCTGCTAACCAGTCGTTGGCTTTCTCTGCCGACAGGTGGTTATGCGTCACGGCGTACTCATATGCGTACTTGCCTTCCATTTCCTTTTGCTTTATGCGGTCATGGATTTCTTCTGTGGTATAGTTGGCTTCGATTAGGTAATAATCGTAGTCCTTAGCCGTTATTCCGTTCAGGTTGTTTGTGTCGGTAGCGTACATGAGGTTCTGCCTATCTCTTTCGAAGGACAGCTTATAGCCGATATTCGGTACATTGTGTGTGAGAGATACCGTTTCAAGGATTAGTCCGAGTGAACCGTAGCTGTACGCTTTGCGCGGCTCGTATACGTCAATTCGCTGTGGCTTGATTCCGCAGTCAAGAAGAAGCGGAACAAGGAAGTCGCCGCAACCAAACCGTACAGATGGGCGTTGACTGCCAAAAGCTTTGATTGTCCGCTTATTGAAGTGGTCGCTGTGGCAGTGTGTGAGAAGAATCAGCGAGACGTTTTTGAACACTTCTTCGCTGAGTTCCTTTTTGGGAACGCCGCAGTCAATCAGCGTTCTGTACGGTGCAATGTATGTAGCGTTGCCTGATGAGCCTGTAGCGATTATCTTTATGTCTTCCGGTCTCATGGCTTAAAGTGCGCTTATGTCAACGTTTTCGGGTTCGGTTGTCTGCGGTACGGGCGCGTCATTCGGCTGTGTGGGTTCTATCGGTTCGGTATCTCCTACGTCTATTTCGGGGACGAGGTTGTTTCCGTCGTTTGTGATAGATTCACCATCCGCTTCGAACGCTTCCTGCATATCGGTCGAAAGCATTCCCCAGTGTGAGAGAAGCTGACGGAGCATTGTTTTCTTTGCCATATCGTCGAACGATGTATACCAGAACGAAGAATACTTCCACAGCTCTTTGTCGGGGATTTCGCCGCGCAGAAGTCTTTCATATTCTTTAGCGGAGAACGCTTTGCTGTAGTGGTCTGCGTGGCGCATCATCTTGTTTTGCGTCCAGTAGATGGCTTTTCTGAAGCCGTTCTGATACTCGAACATTGCGTAATATCCGACTGTCGGAGCGGCTTCTCTTTCGTCGGGGTCTTCAATGAGACTGCATTCGATTGTTTCTTCAAGCGGGTCAAAACCTGCGAGTTCGCCTTTTTTTAGCTCAAGCACTACGATTTTCTTATAGTAGCCTGAGCGCATTGCAAGCTGGAGCATTCCCTTATAGCCGATGATAAATGTTGCTTTTGTGCATTCCGGTTCAAGTATGTTTCCGTTTCGGTCTCTCTTCTCTTTCTGCTTAAAGGGAACGAGGTAATACTGTCCGAGCTGAGGGGAAGGGGACAAGCCGAGGGATTCACCGAGAAGTGCGCCGGAGATTACCGACTTAGAATCGCATTCCTGAAGCGCGGGATTCACTCCGACTGCCGATGTGATAGCCGCTACAAATCTTGCCTGACGCTTCGGCTCGGTAAGAGTGTTTGCAATAAGTTGTTTATAACCTTTGGTGGTGATTGCTGTTGAGAATTTCATTTTCTGAGGGGCGGGCTGTGTGTTCATTGTTTTACTCCTTCGGTAATATTTCGATGTTGTTGTCTACGATAAACTGTTTGAGCTGTCTGAGCTGCTGCATTGTTCCTCTTACCGTAATGCTTGCTGTATATATGCGAACCTCGCAAACCTGTTCTTCGGGCTGTGGGGGTTCGGCAGGGACTTGTTTAACCTCAGGCTGAGTTAGTACCGCGCTCTGCTCTTCTGCGCTCTGTGCGGCTTTCTGAACGCTCTCTGCGTGTTCTGCCACTTTCTGCTGTTCCTCTTTCAGCTGTTCAAGCCTTGCCGCTTCCGCTTTGATTCTTTCCTTACGGTCGTTTACGGTTTTCACGGAATATCCGAGGTCGAGAGACTGTTTGTATTCGCTCATTATCTCGGCGCTGTCAGGCATAGCAAGGATTGCGGTAACGTCGCCCGATACTTTGTCCGTGAACTGGTCTACGGCTTTTCTGAGGGCTGACAGGCTGTCTGAGAGACGGATATTGAGGTTCATTCGCTCGTAGTCAAGCCAGCCGAGTTCCAAAGTCTTACACTTTTCGTTGTAATAGCTTTGTATCTCTTCTTTCTTCTCGTTTTTCTGCGCGGTTTCGATTGCTCCGATTTTGCCTTGCAGTTCCGTGTCCGCTTCGCTGCATATGCTGTCTATGCGCTTTATTTCGGTTTCAACAAGATTCCAAGGTGCGAACAGCTCATTTTTTTTTGCTTTTGCGGCGTTGCTCAATGCCTTGCGAAACTTATTGAGGTCTGCGCGGGCTTTCTTAACTTCGCCCTTTGTTTCTTCGTTACATTCCATTGCGAGGATTGAGTTTACACGCTCCTGCACGGGTTCAATCATCTGTGAGAAGCGTTCTGCAACTACGGGAAGCTGCTCTATCGTTATAAGTTCGGTCAATTCTTCGGTCATTTGGTTGTCTCCTTTTTTCTTCTCTTAAAGCAAGCATATGCGCCTGTGCATTTCTTTGCGGTGCAGGTCAGGCAGACGGCTGTATCTGCCGCGTCTATTTTGTCATGTGATGCAGTTTTGCATCCCTTGCCCGGCTTTACTTCCGGCGGCTGGGTGTGCAGATTGGTCACATCATAAAGGTATCTCGGCATTCTTCATCCGCTCCTTTCGGTCTTCTTCGTCCTGCTCGATGTCTACGGGGTCGCAATTCAGTGCTTCCAACGTCTTGCCGAGGGAGTAGAAGAAGAAGTCTACTGTGCAGTCGGGGCAGATATACTCGACATTGTCACCGTCGTATGTGATGAGGACGGGCTTCTCGATGTGGTCCGATGTGATGTCGCTGTGACAGCGGGTGCATATGTGGTGATTTTCGGCGATTGCCTTATCGACGTATGTCCACTCGCTGAATTTGTAGGGGGATGTCATTTGATGTATTCCTCCGGCTTCGGCGGTTCTGCGGCTACGAGGGGCATTAACAGGGACGCCGGCGGGATTTTGAAGTATTTGCCGAGCTTTATCAAATCGTCGACCGTGGTGTTCCTTGGATGTGACCTGCGGTTTACTACGGTCTGCACGCTTCTGTTCATCGCTCGTGCTATGTCGGTATCTGTTGCGCCTTTGAGCGATTTCAGATATTCTACGTTCTGCCATACTATGGCGCACTGCTTTGTTACGGTGAGCTGGTCGCGGTTCATCGGCTGTCTCCTTTCTTACTGTTTCTGTTCATTTTCTTTTTCGGTGAGGATTTTCTCCACCCAATCGCAGATTTGTTCCTGACGAGGAAACTTGTACGATGAGCGGATTGCGTCGGAAAAGCCGGAACCTGAGACGTGTTCGTTATATCTCTTGTTGATGATTTCGATGATGTCCTTGCTTTTAAGACCGAGCGCAGCCATTCTTGCTTTGATGGTGTTGTACAAGGCTGTTCCTCCTTTCTTTGTGGTATTTTGTTGGAGTTTTGCGCAAATTCGTATTGACAGCCGTGCGAAAACTTGATATAATGGCTTTGGTTAGAGTTTTATATAAGTTTTCGTTCGGTTCACACCGGGCGATTTCGCTTTATTTATTTTTCCGAAGTTTATCTTCTCAAATTATCGGAAAAAATTCAGCGAAGTCGTCGCGGTGGCTTTGCTGTAATTATTATATCCGAACTTCTTCGGATAGTCAAGGGTTTTCTCCGAAGTTCTTCGGATTCTACGTATTGCCTAAAGATGAGGGGTGTTTTTTGTGCTGTCTCCACAAGATGTAGCGGAGAGAATCAAAACCTTCGCTAAAGACAGAAAAGTGTCTGTTGCCAAGCTTCTTAAAGAGTGTGAGCTTAACAAGGATTTGATATCGACTACGCAAAATAAGGGTTATTATCCTCGTCTTGAAGCAATTGCGCGTATTGCCGATTATCTCGACGTGTCCGTTGACTACCTTCTCGGGAGAACGGACAAGCCGGAGATTAATCGGTGATTTATCAGGATAAAGACATATGCTGAACTATACGGCGACGTATAGATGCTGAGACAAAAAGCTCAGCGGTAACACAATGAGTATTTCGGAACTGCTCTCGAAAGGAGTAAAGGAATCTTTGGAGGAAACATTACTCAAAGAGTTTCTTGATGCTGCACGCACATCCACAATCGTTGAATACAAGGAGAACGAAAATACTATGATTGAAAAGTTTAACTCTGAAAACCTTGAGGAACACAGCATTTGCAGTTCCGAGCCTTACGGTGAATAATTGCCGCTTTCGGGAGCAATTCCGATTGAAACTACGGGTTAATTCGGCGAAACTCTCTCCGAGACAACGCCGAGCCAAGCCGCTTGCGGAAGGTGTAACGCATAGAGCAGACGCTCCAAGAACACCCGTTATCCTGATGAAATGGGAAAGCAGGAGTTGAACCTGCGATGAGGGAGTCAAAGTCCCTTGCCTTACCGTTTGGCGATTCCCCAGTACGAGAGACAGGGAATGTCCGAGACCTATCTCTCGCCGAAAGGAGTAAAATCAATGAGAAAACAACTCAATGACAAGACGCGCCTTGCGGAGTTGAACCGCTGTTGTACGCATTATGGTATCGTCTGCCGTTGAACGTATAGGCGCGGTTGTCCGTGCAGTTCGGCGTATACCCTATCCGCCGCTTACACGGTAAATCAAAAATGGAGGACAGACTGTAACCGAAGCTCTCCTGTGTTCCGGTTACGGGTATATTATACTCCAACAATCGTTGGGAAGTCAAGAGATTTCCAACAAAAATTGGGATTCTATGTTTTTGACAAGAAGAGGTATTTCTTTGTGTACAACATCAACAAAATCAACGCTCTAATTAAATTAAAAGGCGTCAAGAAGAGCTTTATTTGCGAACAATTAGGCTTAAACAGGACATACCTTGCGGATGTTGAACGCGGTAAGAACAAGTTGACCGATGAACGTTTAGCGAAAATCGCGGAAATACTCGGAACGACGGTTGAGTATTTGTGCGACGAAGAAGAACCGGAAGCAAAAGAAAAAGCTCCCGAGGTGGAAGCGGAGGATATTGATATGGAATTATACAGGCGGATTGAAGCCTTGCCGGAGGATATGCGCGGATGGCTGATGGATACGCTTGACAGATTGGAGGGGAAGAAGTGAGTACGCTTTATGGCTGTACAATTGCGACAGTGTTTGCAGTTTTCCTACTCCCTTACACTCTTGAGATGTGGTTTCTTTTGGTGTCACTCTTATCAGCTCGGTTTAAGTGGTTTGACAGATTGGGCGGAAATCACCCTAACATTGTTGTGTTTATCACATTTGTTCCTTGCGTATTTGCGTTTTCGATTCTTGCAATTCTTTGTTATGACGAAAAGTGCCTGGGGTTGAGATATTTTTTTATGAATCAGTGGTGTGCGAGTGAAATCGTGTCGAACATCATAAAGGTTGTTGTTTGCGTTGCGATTATGCTTGCTTCCGTTGTTGGAGCTTTGGTGCTGTTGTTTGGCGAAGAGAAGCCAGAAGAACGTGTGTCGAGGATAGTGGAGAAGAAGCTTGAAAAGTGGAAGCGGAAAGGTCGACTGTAATGCGGACAAAAGAATGCAAAAGAACAGCTGCCATATCAGCTTTAATATGCTGTGCGCTTGTTGGACTAGACGCCACTCTCGACGGGAACTATTTTCTTACATTTCTGATTTTTGCGATTATTAACTATGGGATTGTGGTGTTTCCGGCGATTTTATACAGATACAAGATACGCAGATATCCCGCGCCTTCATCTCGAGTGGAGACTGCTGTAGTAGTTGGTATCATCGAATTTGTGTGTATGATTATTAATACAATAACGAATGCTCTGCTCGACGTGCAAGGAAATGTTTACTTAGGGTGGTGCTGGATTCTTCTTGACTGGTGGATTTTGCGGCATACGGAACGTATCGCAACGAACGATGAATCGCCTGAAAATGCGGACGAACAAAGCGGCAATTTATTGTGGGCTGAAACGCTGCGTTGCCTTCCTTTCCGCATGAAATGGGAGAAAATCAAGAACACGGACTTCGGTGCGATGCTCAAGAAGGTTTATTTAGACAATGCAACAAAACAAGCGGACACAAGCAAATTAGCCTGTTACATAATGCTTTCGGCTTTGTTGGCGGTACTCGAAGAACGCGCGAGAAATCTGGAAGTTAAAGCGTTTCCGCAGAATTATGTATTGTGGGAGTACGCCGACAAGATGATAAAAAAGATGTTTAGAAAACGATACATAAACGATACTACACAGCAATCATTGAGCACAAGAGTGGAAAATTGTCGCAAAGTGCTTCAAAATGCATAAAAAAGCGTCTCATTTCGAGACGTTTTTTACCTGTTTGAGCAGGTCGAGTAGCTTTTTCTTCTGCTCCGGCGTGAGCTTCCTTAGTCGTTCCTTTATGTAGTCGTTTACTATCATATTCCCCTCCGGCGGTTTGTTGGTTTTATTATATCACACGAACACGCGTTTGTAAATACCGTAATTTCGGAAAATGTGTTTATTTGCGGTATTTTCTTTTGCCGTACAAAAGCTTCGCGAAACGCCAGAGGATAACGATTCCTTTATCGTTGAGCCGGCTTATGATGTCGAACAAGTCAAACTTACAGTTATCCATGTATTTTTCCCTTTCCTCTTGTGTGATTTGGTAATCTATGGTATAATTAGGATAGCACAAGGAGGTGGGAAAAGCAACAGTCAGATATGGGAAATGATGGGAAATACACAGCAAATACGGGAAAATGCAGAAAAATCGACAGAAAACACGACGATTGAAGTTGAACAACATTGATTAAACATTTGAAAAGGAGTAAAATCGAATGGAAAGGAATGAAATTGAAGAAGCTCGGCTAAAGCAAGGAATGACTTACAAGGAACTGGCGGAAAAGTCGCAAATTTCCATATCGACGGTGCAGAGATACTGTCGCGGCGGAGTGAAATCTCCGAGTGTGGAAGTGACAAACGCGCTCAAAAAAGCACTGGGGCTATGTTCCGAGGAAGAAACGGAAACGCGAGAAGAACCTCCCGGTGAAGAGAGTGCTTGCAATGTTATAGAAGCAATGAAAAAAGAACACCAGCAGGAAATCGAACGGATAAAGGCGGAAACCGAGCGGATTATAACAGACAAAGACAGGCAGATACTGCGTATACGGGTCGAAAAATACATTTGCGCGGCAATTGCGGTGATAATGGCGGCTATTTTCGTCGGAATGACGATATACGACAACACGCACCTTGACCGAGGATGGATACGGCACGACAACACGGAATATATTGCGGAAGCAAAATAAAAAAGAGCCTTGCGGCTCTCTTTTTTTGCTTATTTTTTCAGATACTCGTTATTTCCGCCGATTACATTGCCGTCTGCGTCGAGTTCGTCCCAAAGATGTCTTCCTTTGCCGCTGTTCCGCCACTGCCCGAAGCCGCTGTACTTGCCGTAATCAAGCCATTCGCGGACTGCCGGCTCTAATTTATCGTCGAACAGAAGTATTGTGAACTCGACGGAAGAACCGGCAGGAAGTGTTTCGGACGCAGCGAGTGCTGTTCTTTCACCTGTCGCGCCGCTCGTCCTCAGCGGTCGCTCGCAAATACCGAGTTCGCCATTGACTTGATACGGCGCAAAACGCGGCTCGACAAAAATCAGCTTGTCAATGACCTTTTTATAAGCCTTGATTTTTGCCGATTCTGTCGTTTTGACGCGGGAAAGACCACCGCAGGCGTCTTTAAATGCGCCTTTTATCTGATAATCCCACACACCAGGCTTGCCGTCCTGCTTCGGGAAAACTGTCACGCCTTTGTTGTCTTCTTCGTTGCCTATTGCTTCTATTTCGTCTTCTGTGTCCAGCGGGTCGGGCGCTTTGCTTGCGATGTATTCGCTGTAAATCTTCTCGCTCGACGGGGAAGAGCCGAGCACTTCCTCGATAAATGTTAAACGTACTTTTACTTCTTTTGCTACAAAATCTGCCATGTTTTTAGTCCTTTCTTTTCCTTTTCACTGCTTTTCCATCTATGTAATTGCAGTGCCATTTCATTGCTTCTCTTGGCACTCTGAGCGAATCAGCGCCCTGCTTATCCTTTGCTTTCCCATGCTATTGGTGCAGTGCTATTCCACTGCTTCTCTAATCCTTGCCAACTGCGCGATGCCGTTTCTTCGCTTTTCACAGCATTTCCAACTATATAGTGCGATTCAATTCCGTCGCCTCGCCGTTTCTCTGCTTTTCCATGCATTAATAGTCCCCGCGTAGCTTCGCCAATCCGTTGCCATTCTGTTTTTTCAGTTTTCTTCCATCACCTCCTTAATTTTCGCCGACACAACATCCGCCGCCAGCAGCTCGAGGACGTAGGATGGCGGCGTTCGTTCGCCCACATCCCAATGCTCGATGGTTCTTCTCGGGATGCGGTACTCGCGGATGAATGCTTCCTGCGTTAATCCGCTAACGGCGCGGAGCTTTTTAAAATTAAAATCGTGCGCCAGCTCCCAGATGATTGTTAAAATCTTGATTGGAGCGTCTCCGCTTCCGTCGGCAGGGTAGCATTCCTCCGGCAGGCTGCCGCCTTCTTCGGCGATGTACTGCTCCAATGATGAGCAGTCCTCCGCGTCTATGCGGAGACGGTGGAATTCAGTTAACAGCATGATTAATTCTCCTTTCAGTTTTTGATTTTTTCGACAACCGCGTCGATTGTGATGTAACGCGGGTCGTCGATGGGGTTAGGGTAGACATCGTCCTCATCGCGCCAAAAGAGGGCGAGAGAGGTGGGGGAACACGTCGGCAGCTGCGCCAACTTGCGGAGTGTGGGAATGTCGCTCTCCGCAAAGTTGTCGGCGTAGGCTTTAGCCGCAAGCGTGTGGAGCTGACGGGAGAGAGCGAGCGTCAGGCGGGACAGCGTTTCGCGGTTCTGTCCGTTGAGTACCGCCGACCATGACATGATTGCGTCCTCACGCTCATCATCCTCGTCCTCGCTCTCGTCCTGCTCGGCGTAGAGCTTGTCGAGCTTTGAGACAGCGAGCGCGATTTCTCCGCCAGCAAGCTCGGAAATGGGGTGAGAAGACGCGGAGCTGATGATGCTATCCGCTTCTCCGGCTCTCGACGTGCTGCGGATAACATCGAGAGTTGCCGCGATGTCGGAGAGAAAGCCGAAGTCGGCAACTCCCGCGCTTATGTAGTCGGAGAAAATGATATCTCCGACGGGGCGAACAGCGGCGAGGTCGAGCTTGTCCCCGCTATCGAAAACGATAGTAGCGAGGTCGAACGCGTTGTCTGAACCCCATCTGTCGGGACAGGTGCGGGAGCTGTCTCTCCACTCGCGGTCGATGAAGAAACGCGCGTCTTCCTCCCGCCACAGGCAGCAGTAGGAAGTTTCGCCGATGCGGATTTCCTCGACGTAGGCTTCCGCACGGTCGGTCTCGGTTTCTCCGAGAGAGCGGAAAAACGCGGAGCAATGGGCGAAAAACGATGTCGCTCCGTTGACGTGGGCGAAGACATGGGATGATTTTGATGCAAAACTAAACATGTTTTATTCCTCCTGCAAGTTAAATGAAACCCTGAGGGTCTTGAGGTCGACGGTGAGAAGAAATTTTCTTCCGTTGCGTTCGACATTCTTTACATAGGCGTACTTGGGCAGATGCCAATCTATATCTTCAAGCCTTCTGCCTAGAGCCGTGAAATACGGCTCTTCGAGGGCTGCTTTTACTCTATCGTGGAGCATAAGCTGAACTGCGGCAGCTTGTATTTTTAGCTCTTCGTCAGAATTCACAACCTCATCGACTATTTTGTTCTCCCAATCCGCACTTGGGTTATTGAGAGACATGGGGGAATCGTTAAGGTTGTTACGGCTGAAGCTAAATTTCGGCTTGTATCCGGCTAATTTGAGAGCAATGCCGTAGTAATCGTCGTAGCACCGCGTTAAGTCAAACTCGCAAACAAGCTCATAACTTCTGTTTGCGTCGAACTCGGAAAAAGTGATTATTTCGCCTTTTTTCCAACTGTCGAAGCCGCGAGAGTGAATGACAATCGGTTCGGTGGCTATTTTGCTCGGAAGGTCGTAGATAACCGTGTAGGTGTCAGTTTCGGTAGTTATAGGTTTACTCGTTGAATATGATATGATTCTCATTTTTGATTCACCTTTCGATTTTGATACCCCTGCCGTTTCCGGCAGGACGCACCGAGCCTAACCCCTTTTTATAGCCGCTCGGTCGGCTGTTTTAATGCTCTCCACTGCTTCGGCGGTGGGAACTTGATGCACTTTCGGCGTGGAAACGTTGCTGATAGCGTAATCGACGCATTCCCTCACGGTTCGACGCACACGCTCTTCACCCTGAATGCCGTATACCCTTTTTGCGAGAAGTGGGTAACATGATGTGTAGCTGCTTACGTATGGGGAATAAACTCCGTTGGTGTAGCGTTCTATTCGTCTTTCGTACTTTTCAAGTTCTTTGCCATAGATATACGCGCTGTTTCTGTGGAATGTTACACGGAATTCCACATTTTCGGGAAGTCTGGTGGTTTCCTCTGCTATTATTTTTCTAATTCTTTCGTTCGTCATGATGTTTTCTCCTTTTTCTGTTTTATTCTATTTGTTGTATCTATATTATACCGCCCATTGGCGCATTTGTCAATGGGTTTTGGGAAAATTTTTTTATTTTTTTTGATTTATTTTTGAGCTTATTTTTCGACAACGTTTGTGATTACGTCGTCTTCGATTTCCTCCGTGCCCTCGTCGGATATGGTGACGAGGACGGAAGAGCCGCTGGGGATTGAGCGGTCAAAGTAGCCCCACACGTTGCCGTCGTCGGTGACGATGTAGCCGCAGCCGCTATTGATGGTAACGTATGTGCCGTCTTGGTGCCGCTCCTGCTTGATGGGGGAGCAGGAGACTATGCCCAGCATTATGATGATGAGGGTTGTTGTGATTTTTTTCATTGCTTTTTGTTCCTTTCTTTTCGGCTGTCGGGGCTTGTGACCGTCTGCCAGACCGCATTAACGGCGTTTCCGCCGCCACTCTGCTTTTAATCCTTAATTCCTGCATTTTTCTTGTACTGCTCGACCTTGTCGGAGAGCTTGTACATCGCATCGCTCTGCATGAGGCTGACCTCCTTTGATATTTCGGATTTTTCAGCCTTTGCTTCTCTTCTCAGGGCGTTTCCCTCGCGTAGGAGGGCGGCGTTAAGGAGTCGGAGCTCGTTTTCCGTGAGCTCAAAAGTAATTGTGTATGTGTGCATTTTACATGTTTCCTTTCGGTTTTTGATTTGGCTTTCCGCGACCCCTTGCGGGGTTTCGGCTGGGTGCCGCCCAGCCATCGTCAGGCGGAGGGGTTAGTCTGCGATGTAGTCAAGGTCATCGTACCACCATCTCTTGCCGTCGGTGGTGATGATGTTGTCGCCGTCGTTGCTATAGCGGTCGTTGTCCATATTGTCTACGTTTTCCGCGCCAATGAGGTCAAGCGCCTCGTCAAGTGTGAGGTTGCTGCCTCCGATGATTGTTGCTACTGTCTCATTTGTTATTGTGTTGATAATTTTCATTTTTGTTACTCCGTTTCATTTTTTCATTTTTTTATTTTTCGGGGAGTTGCTTGCTCCCTTGCTGTGTCTATATTATAGCATACTGATAGCAGTATGTCAATAGGGAATGTTGCACAAAGATATGAGAGGGAATTTGTTGATTTTGCATACTGACAGCAGTATGATATATGTGATATAATAAGGAGAGAAAGAGGGGAGGTGAGAGACGTGGGAAAGACCTCGAGCGAGGTGAAAGACAGATACAACAGAAAAGCTTACGACACCATAATGCTCCGCATGTACAAGGGGCGTAAGGATGATGTACAGGCGGCGGCTGAGAGAGCCGGACTATCGCTCAACGCCTACATCATCAAGGCGATAGAGCGGCAGATGAGCAACGACGGCTTTTCAAAGGGAGGGGAGTGACCTCTCTTTTTATTTTGCTCAAAAAAAGAAAAAAGTCGATTTTTGCGTATATTATAAAACTATAGTATTAATATATAATATAGTATCTATATTTATAGTATTACTATAGTACTATAGATATACTATATTTATAGTATCTTATAATATAGTTATTACTATAGTTCTTTTTATATATACTCTCTCTTATACTAAATTATTAAGACCGCTATTAAGTCTATAGATATACTATATTACATATATTCTTTCTTTTGGTTCTTTTCTTTCTTATTTTACAACTGTAATATTGCAAAAAAAAGGAATATCATGACATTCCTTTTTTTTATTTCGCCAAAATACAAAATATTTGTACAGCTGTTCGCCAAAATACAAAATTTTGATGGACGAATGTTTGACAAATCGGACAAAATGTGCTATAAGTGACCTATAAAGTAATATTCGGCATTTGTCTACTTTATTTTAGACATTTGCCTAATTCCTACAATTTGGGTAGGATTTTGTGAAAGGGGCGCGGATTTTGGGTCAGCATTTGTTTGTAGCACAAGATGTAGGGCGTCCTCGCAAGTTTACGCCGGACGAAATTGAGAAACGCTGGGAGAAGTACAAGGCGAAATGCGACGGCAATGTGAAAAAGCGGCAGGTCACAACCACAACGACCGACGCTGACGGAAAAAAAGTGAAAGAAACAACTGTTTCCAATGTGCTTGCTCCGCTCACCTATACGATTGACGGCTTTTGTCTGTTCCTCCCGCTTTCCCGCCGTTTGTGGGCGGATTATAGAGAGGATGAGGACTACGCCGAGGTTTGTGAGAGGATTGAGGACGAGTGCAAGGACAACGTGAGAGGTCGATTTGAGGACGGCACGCTCAACACACGGCTTGCCGGTATCTGGCTCGGACGCTATCCGGAGTACAGGACGCAGCAGGAGACTAAGATATCCGGCGGTGTTCCCGTCGTGATATCGGGAGAGGGAGACCTAAGTGACTGACGCGGCGGACAAGCTCTCTCGGGTGTATCTGCCGGACATTGTAGGGAGCGGATACGGTACGATGTGGCGTTCAAAATGCCGTTATGTTGCAATTAAGGGTTCCCGACGCTCCAAAAAGTCGACAACGCAGGCTCTCAAGCTCATTTATCAGATAATCAAGTACCCGCTCTCAAACGCTCTCGTAGTTAGGAGATACGCCAACACCCTCAAAGACAGCTGCTACACGCAACTTAAGTGGGCTATTCACCGTTTCGGAGTGGACGAATTCTTCAAATGTAAAGAAAGTCCGCTCGAAATTACATATATTCCCACCGGACAAAAGATATATTTCCGTGGTCTGGACGATTCTCTCAAAATAACGTCGATTACGTGTGAGATTGGTGCTATGTGCTGGCTGTGGTGTGAGGAGTGCTACGAGATAGAGGATGAGGACGAGTTCAACAAGCTCTGTGATTCGCTCATGGGCGACTTGCCGGAGGGATATTTCCGTCAGATTTCGCTCACTTTTAACCCATGGAGCGAATCGACATGGATTAAGCCGAGATTTTTCGATA